ATATATAAAGCACCTGACTTTCATTCTATAAAATTGCGCTGAATATTATAGCACAGCATATTTGTGTGCTACAAGTAAAAAAATTGTAAATTATTTGTTGCGGGATGGTGCGGAGGTTTTCTTTGAAAAGGGCTGTCGTTAAGGAGCAAAAACAGTAAAGGCGTTCTACTTAAGTACGGTAGAACGCCTTTAATTATAATATTAATTTTAGTTTATAGTTATTGCTCAGCTTGCAACGCTTCAACTTGTTCAAACGGGAGAGAAGTAGCCTTGGCGATATCCTATACAGAAATGTCCATGCTGAAAAGACGCTTAGCAGCAATGTTGGCATTTGCTTCGCCCTCAGCAATGCCTTCACGCCTTTCATCTAATAAACGTGCTTCCATAAGCATAAATTCTCGCCTTACTTTTGTATCTAATTTGAGATAGCTGATTTCATCGTCAATTTGCTTGGTGAAATCAGTATTAGAGTGGTTAAGCTTCTTCCTTCAGCTTCTCCACATCAGCGAGAGATAAACCGGAAAGTTCCGTGATTTCCTGCAGGGAATAGCAACCTTTAGCTAACATGAGTTTAGCGACTTTAAGTTTATGTTCAGCTTCACCTTTTACTAATCCGATAGCTTCGCCTTCAGCAAGGCCAATCTCCTTGCCTTCGGCAATGCCCTCACGTCTTTCATCTAACAAACGTGCTTCCATAAGCATAAATTCTCGCCTCACTTTCGTATCAAGTTTGAGATAGCTGATTTCATCATCAATTTGCATTACCCTGTTCAAAGAAATCAAAAACGCAGATAAAAATGATACCTAATTTTCTCGTTTTATTTTAACCAATACACGTATATGGTTATACCAAATAGATTATAAAGAAATATATTGTCTAGGTAATAAACTTGTATTATTTTGACAATGTATTCCCTTGTAAAACCTGTTGTTTGTGACTTTATAGTGTCACATGCTAAGCTTCTATCACAGCAACGTGTTTTTCCGAACATTCCTGCAAGATGTGCCCATAGATAGCATAGGTGACCGCTATGCTGGTATGTCCTAAGCGTTCCGTTATAAGAGCGATAGGCACATGCTTGTAAATCATGTTGGATGCATTGGTATGTCTTATTCCGTGGAACGTGAAAGGTCTAGTGATACCTGCGCCTTTCCTAGTGAAATCCCATGCATGGATAAGCAACCGCTCCACATAGAAGCTATCTCTTTTCCTATTATAGAAGATATATGGTGACTTGTCAAAGCTAAGGGGTTTTAAAGACATAAGAAGCTGTGTTGTCTTCTCAGATATTTTGATGGTGCGATACCCAGCTTGTGTCTTAGGGTATGTGACTATTGTCTTGTTATTCTTATCCTTAGCTAAGGTTCTTTTTACAGATATTGTGTTAGCAGCGTCATCAAGACAATCCCACGTAAGAGCTAACAGCTCCCCTTCTCTCATGCCTGTTTCGTAGGCAAGACAATACAGAGCGTAGAACTGATACTTCAGCATAGGTTTCTCCTTGTGCTCCCATAGTGGCAGGAGGAACGCTTTGATTCGCTCGTGCTCCTCTTGCGATAAGACAACCACTTCATGCTTAGGTTTATCACTCTTTGGTGTCTTCTGCATCGAAGTTACAGGTGACTTTCCAATGAGGTCTTGCTCCACACACCATTTGAAAAAGAGCCTTAGGCGTCCTATATAATTAAGATAGGTATTAGTTGCATAGTTCTTTTGATGCCACTCTAAGAGCATGGTATCTATAGTATGTGTGGTAACCTTAGATAACGCTAAGCCATTAGCTGTGTTGTCTAGAAGCTTAAGTACACGTCTTGTGGTGATTATTACAGACCCTGACATCCGCTGAGCTTCTAGGTGCTTAAGGTACACCTCACCTTGATACTTTATTGTGTCTTCCTCTGCTTTTACTTGCAGACCTTTATCCTCTTTGTCTCTCTGAAGCTTCTTCAGCTTCTCCACAGCTTCCTTTTTTGTGTCTGCTGTGGCTGATAGCCATCGCCTTTTGCCATCCACAGGGTCTAATTCTACCCTGATACGCACTTTACCACTAGGGAGGGTTATTATAGACCCTTCTCCTTTAGGTCTTCTACGAGTGGTTTTAGATGGCATTATAAAACCTCCTGACTTCAAAAATTGCCAAAAATTGTGAAAGGGTATATATAATATAGAGATTGCTTGGTTTCCCCCCGTGCCCCGGGGTCTTCAGGTATCCAGCAAATAGTATACACTACATCTAAACAGTGTATGCTACATCAGTACTCCTAAGGCTACAAGTTACGTCCGATAATAGGTGTTATGTTAAATTTACCTTGTTTTAGGCATGAGATAAGCAAGCAAGGCATATATAACTACCTAGTTTTATGGGGATATTGCGAACGTATGTACATTATAGTGAACGTATAGTACAGTTTAGGCAAAAATAAGACAGAAAATGTATCTGTATATATGCCTTAGGTAACTACCATAACTACTATAACTACTATATCTACTATCCCTACTGCATCCATTATATCCATGAGCTACTATTGGTTGTATTACTATAGATGCTATTGTCACCATTGGTTACTATTGCTACTACCATTATACAGTCACCAGCTACTATTATATATCGCTGCTGCGCTTGTGTGTAATGGTGGTGTCTTGCTGCTCATGTATCCACTGTGTTATTAGCTGCCGGAGTAGCTCACTGCTATTAATAGCTTTATGCTTGCATAGTTGTTGAAAATCGTCCTTTAACTTTTGGGGCACACGTACTCTAATTACTGTGTCTTTATCATTATCATACATTATTATATAACCTCCTCTCTTGTTGTTATCCTCATTATATCATGCGTGGCTACATTTTGCTACATTTTTTTTGAAAAAGTGCTTGCATTTTGTAGCTACATGTGGTATTATATAACCATAGAGAGATACAAAAGCAAAGATACTCTCTATATATTTTTTAAATATCATGTAGCTACATATAGCTACAAAAGGGAGGAAAAAGACATGAGAAAAACTGCTTTTAAACAAACCTTATTAAACCTGCGCTGCCACGTTAAATATCTTACTATGTCATATCAGGTATACCTTGAAGAACATAACTACCTTGCTGCAGCTCATTATCTTAATGAAATTAAAACGACTGCTGCAGCTTATGAAGAAGTATTCGCAATGGAGGTAGCAAAGCAATGAGAAGACCAAAACATATTATAACCCCTGAAGTGCAGTTAGGTACTATTAAGAAAAATACCGGCTATACAGGCTATTTGTTGTTTACGTATGCAAAGGGTGCTGCAACTGATGTTGTAATTATAAGTCATTACAATACAGATTTTATCCGGTGCATATCTCTTGACTACAGCACTCAACAAGTATATGAGCAAAAAAGATACTTGCAAGCATGGGATAAATAAACTTTTATCGGTACTACCGCCCCGGCGGTGGTACTCATTAAGAGCTTATTAAACTCTTAACTAAACAAACTAGGAGGTAAATTATTATGAAAAATGTGTGTCTTATCATTGCCGTGTTACTCATGGTACACCTGAGCTGTGAAGCAGCCACGGCAGCACAAGGGACGTGTGAAAGTTGCCTGAATGGCGAACCCTCTACCCTGCAAGCTATTATCCGTGATTTGTCTATGGGCAGCCTGAGCGGTGCTGCTGCTGACTTGGGACTGTTTGACCTTGCCGACGTTCTTTTAAAAATTGAGGAGGTGGCAAGTAAATGAATATGAGAGTATATAAAAAACATGTCCGGGCTGCATATCCTATAGTAGCCTATTGCTGTTACTGCAAATTGCAGTATACTTTATACTTTGCCCCAAAAATTGGACATACTGAAAGCCCTGAGGGCTGGGGCTGTGATGTATACGAAATTGCCCCGGACATTGCGTTAACTACCGGATACGCCCCTTTTGGTAACCGTCGGTTACCGCTGGCACTTACGGAACGCTATGAGAAAAAGGCACAGCAGATATTAGAAGAAAATAGCTGCAACTACACTGCAAAGGAAAAATTAGAAGTGCTGCTAAATGAGCTAGTGGCAGAGATAAGAACCCTTTAAAGTTTTTCAGACATACAAGGCTATTTGTCTTGTGTGTCTCATAAAGCTTTAAAGCTTTAAAAATTTTAGGAGGTGGCTATCATATGCCAAAAATTGTACATATGACATTAAAAGACATTGCACTTGGTAAATATAACCATGTTAGCAATGTAAAGCGACTGCTGCAAGCAGATACCGCCTACATACTACCAACAGGAAAAGGCAAGTGCTGCGTATATGTTATTGATAAAAAAGATAACGGACTAGACGTTATATGGAGTGGTTGGGATACAACCTGCCCGGATGTTGAATATGAAGAGCGGACATTATACCTGCTGCCCTATCAATGCAAACAACGTGTAGACCCATTATGGGTATTTAAAGCTGCTATATATGATGTAGCAGACATGTTGCATACCCTAGACCCTGACTTGCATATACATGTATCTCATGGAGTGGGTAACAGTACAACACGCATGTATTAATAAACTTTTATCGGTGCTACTAGCTGCCCCAGCTGGTGGCACTCATTAAGAGCTTATTTTAACTCTTAACTAAATAATATAATCTAGGAGGTAAAACATTATGGGTTATACAATCAGCATTAAAGATATTAGTTATAACCAAATGCATGACATTAACAACAAACTAGCTACTTTTGGCAGCGGACTTAGTGCAACCAGCGTTGACGATAAGGGCGAACGCTGGAATGTATCAGTAACTACAGGTGACTTTAACACTAAACAGGTATTTGGTGCACTGACTGCCGTGCTGGCTCAGTCTGTAGCCGTCCCCTACTACACTATAGACCAACTACCCAGCGACGTACAAAAAAGAGTATGTCAAGCTGCTATTGACGCTAACATCGATTGGGACGTTTGGCAGGATGAGCGCAACAGCTCATTTAATGCTATCTGCGATAAGTTAGACCTGCAATGGGACTGTGATAACTACGATAACTACTATGTAGAGGAGACAAGCAACGAGTGGTATGCAAAAGATATACAAGGTATAAGCCGTGTAATTGCTTATATTGTCAATCGCTGGGGTGACTTCAAAAAACCTATGTATATTGATAAGGATAAACATAGCACTTTTTACAAACTGTTGCACAAAAAAGATGTTGCTTTACCTCAAAAGTTTACTGAGGATGCAATGCTCACCGGATACTGTGCAGATTATTGCTTCTATGAGGCATATACAAAGTTTATAGCCCTTGCACGCCAGCAACCGGATACTATTACCCTTGCTGATTTTTGCGGGTGTCTTGCAGATGCTTTTTATAGAGAGTACGACGCAGACTATACACAAGCACACAGCATTGATTATGCTATGGAGTTTTTGTGTCAAGATAACTATTACACTTGGCAAGGCAAGGATATAACGGATATAGTCAACGCCTATATGGTAGCAAAATAAATAGCTTTTATCGGATGCACAGACAGTAATTGTCTGTGTATCTCATTAAAAGTTATTTATATAACTTCTTAAGACTATAAATGTAGGAGGTACAAAAGAAAAGTGAAAAAATGTTTATCTTATTTGATTGAGTGCCTTTTGGTATCTAAACATACCAATCAGGTACTAAAAGAGGTAGCAAGATGCATAGCAGCCTTGCTTTTTGTCTTGTTTTTGTCCATTGATTGGGATGCAACGCTGGATGCGTGGGAGGTGCTTAAGTAATGGATATTCTACAGCAACTGCAAGCAGAGAGGGAGCGCACACAGAAACATTTATCTAATATGACAAGACTTTACAACAAGAAGTATATGCAGAAAAATGTAAAAAATGAAGCAGCAGATGCCCTTTTAATGGATATAAAGTACATGGAAGGTTATTTAGATGCTATAAACAATGCATTGCTTGTAGTAGAGCCTATCCCCTTTTAATTAAGAGTTTTTAGGACATACAAGGTATAACCTGCCTTGTATGTCTTATAAAGCTTTTAAAGCTTTAATAATAACCTAGGAGGTGTTACACATGGATGTAACCTTAAAAAACGGCAAGCAATTTATTATCACATTGAGAGCGTGGGACGGTGCAAATTGGATGCCCGACTGTGCCGGGGACGTGCTGGCAACTTGGCAACCTGAGACACAAGCAGACATTGACTGGCTAGTAGATGACTGCGACAACTTCAATGCAGGTGTAGACCTTGACTGGCTGGAGCACTGCCCAACGTGTCAAGAGGTGTCATTGGATGTACAGGAGGTACAAGAGTAATGGGAGAGCATAAACGGCAAGGCAAGACATTTTTTGTTGATATGCCCGGCTGGAGGGACATAAAGCAAGTCGCAATTCATCGTGCCCCTAGTGGACATTTTAGCATGATTGTATATAACGAGGGTGTACAGGAGGGAAAAAGTAAACGTATTACGCAGGATGAAGCATGCTTTTATTTTCATATGTCACCTGCTGAGCTGCTGGAAAAATTCAAACTTGACTAACCAAAACTGAACAGAGGTACGGACAAAACTGTACCTCTAATTTTTTGCACCCTTTTTCCACCCCTCGACCGAACGGAACGAAACGATGTTTGTGGTTACCGAAGGTCACCTGAGCGGAACGAAACGTGTTGTCTTGTGCAATGCACGGAACGAAACGAAACGAGGGATGCCGGGGCAACCCAAGCTGCCAAGGCAAGCAAGGTTGCTTTAAGACAAGCAAGGCAAGCCAATAGGCACATGTATTAGAAGATGGCAAGCAAGCTTTTTACAATGGGTCACCTTTGATGAAGAAAGTAAGAGGCTCTAATGGGTCACAGAATATTGAAAGAAATTCCCCATTATAACAAGGAGGTATATTATGGAAACTAAAGACAAATATGCATTGATGCAGGAAGAACTTGAATTAGAAGCATCCTCTAGACATGAAGGATATGAGGTGCTGTTGCGTCAAATGCAGCAAGCAGAAGAATTAGGAATGGTTGACACAAGCACGAAAGTAGGACAAGCTTTTTTCAAACATAAGGTATTGGCTCTCCGCTCTGCTATCTATGAGTGGTTAGAAAAGAATATGAAACCTAAGGCTGGCGTAAAACCAAACTATATCTTTCTGTTGGAAGATATGAAAGAAGCCTTTACAGATGATACAGGTGCTGTGGATTTGCATACCATTGCTAACATCTGTGCAGCATCCACTATGTCAGCTATCCTTAATGCAATTACAGTGCCTTTGGGTGAAAGTAGCTATCTTGTAAATGTAGGTGATAAGACAGGTAAAGGAATCTATTATGAATTTATTTGTCAATCGTTTCAAAATTGGTTGAAAACCCAAGACAAAAACACAAAAGCACTCGTAGGCTTAGAAAAACGTGTAGGTGAACACTATCGTAGAATCTATTTAAAACAAGCTATTCAAAAATGTGGGTATGCTGCACCTAGCTGGGACAAACAATCTGCTGCCATTCGCACTCTTGGAACAGCTCTTGTCAGCCTTGCTGAAGACACAACAGGCTACTACACCTTAGAGGGTAATAAAACTACCCCTATGTCATTAATCCCCACTCCACAATTTGTGGAAGCATGGCAGCGCAATGAAGACAATATGCTTGATAAAGCACGTCGCTATTGCCCTATGATTGTTCCGCCTGCTGCATGGACAAGCTATGATGATGGAGGTTATTATGGCGAATTGACACAATTCTCATCTTTATTGCGCTTGAAATACACAGATACGATTTTTGGCAAGCAATATTTGCGTCGCTTGAATCAGTTAGATATGCCTGATGTCTATAAGGCAGTCAACGCTTTACAAGCTACCGCATGGGTAATCAACAAAGAAGTATTAGAAGTAATGAAACTTTGTAGAGAACAAGGTTATATTCCGTGCTCTAGCGAAAACAGTAATGTTTTGTCTCTGTATGATACAGGAGCACCCTTAAAACCTACAGCAAATGCAACAGAAGAAGAGATTAAAGAGTATAAGAAAAAAGCAGTTATTCACTATAAGACTGAAAAACGCCGTATGTCTCTGCAAAATAGAGCAAATGGTACTATAAATACAGCAGATAAATATAGTAAATACCAGCATATCTACTTCCCATGGAATATGGACTTCCGTGGACGTATGTATCCTATCCCCTCTTTCAGTCCGCAAGGTGATGATTTAACTAAAGGCTTATTGCTCTTTGCAGACACACCTCCCTGCCAACATGAAGAAGACATCAAATGGCTTGCAATTATAGGTGCTAATTTAGCAGGTGTAGATAAAGTTAGCTATGATGATAGAATAGCATGGGTATATCAGCATGAAGAAGATATATTAGCATCTGCTGCTGACCCTATGGGGTATCAATGGTGGCTGCAACAGGATGAGCCTGTACAAATGCTTGCCTTCTGCTTTGAGTGGGCAAAAGCTAAGCAATGGATAGCTGAGCATGGCTCTATTGTGGGATGGGTAACAGGTCTCCCCTATGCTCAGGATGGAACGTGCTCCGGTCTGCAACATTTCAGTGCTATCCTTAGAGACCCTATTGGTGGTAAAGCTGTAAACCTTGTACCCCAAGACAAACCAAATGACATCTATGCACAAGTAGCAGAAAAAGTCAATGAGTTTTTGAAAAAAGATGCTATAAATGGCACTCTTGATGAATGGAACGATGAAAAAATGCGCTTAGATTATGGCACTAAGACAAAAGCTCAGATATGGCTTAATTATGGTGTCAATCGCAAGGTAACTAAAAGACCTACTATGACATTAGCTTATGGTGCAAAAAAAGCAGGTTATACCGAACAAATTATGGAGGATACAATCAAAAAGGCTATGCGTGAGCATCCTGATGATTGTGTCTTTACACAACAAAACTGCTATCAATGCGCTCAGTATATGGCAGGGTTGATATGGGATGCTGTAGGACAAACAGTTGTTAAAGCTGTGGAGGGTATGGATTGGCTACATAAATGTGCTAAACTTGTCACAAAAAATTCAAATGTTGTGTCATGGACTACCCCTTTAGGTTTATTACTGCAACAGAGCTATGTCAAGTATGAAATTGAAATTGTTAAACTCAGATGCTCGGGTAAAAGATTTCGCATTTATACCCCACATCAAACAGGGCAGATTGATAAACTCAAACAAACTAATGGCATAGCACCAAACTTTATTCACTCGATGGATGCTTGTCATTTGCAGATGACTTTATGTGCTGCGGAAGATGCAGGAATTAAACACTTTGCAATGATTCATGATTCTTATGGCTCTCCTATATCACAAGCACAGTTAATGTATGATATTGTACGTGAACAATTTGTGAAAATGTACACAGAACATGATGTGTTGTCTGATTTTAGAGAATGTTTGCAACCTTTAGTAGAGAAACCCTTACCTACCCCACCGGAAAAAGACACACTAGACCTTAATATAGTAAAAGATAGTAAGTACATCTTTTGTTAATGGGTCACAGAATATTGAAGAAGAGACAATAGATAACTATAGATTCCTATAGATTCTATAGAGACCTTTAAATACCTAAGGTTATGTTATTAATAACTAATAATAACTTACCTAAGGTAACTAAAGGTCTCTATTGTCTTTATAGTCCCTTTAGTTTACTTTAGTCACCTAAAGAGATGCTAATGGGTCACAGAATATTGAAGAAAAGACAACACGCTTTTCAAAATCTAAATCACGCCGTTTCTATTCCCATTCTGTGTGTTGTCTTTTCTCAATAATTTTTAAGGAGGTTTATTCATGTTAAAATCTGAAGCTTTTTGTGGTCAACTTATTAAGATTATGCATGGCACTTACAAAGGCAATGTAGGTATCATCTATCACACAGCTCCCACTGCCGCTCGTGTGCTTCTTGCTACAAAAGAAGCTAAGAAGGATTGGTCGTCACTTTATTATGTTGCATATGAGGACATGGAATCATTCTATGCAAATACTATCCCCCAAGTTACACCCTTTGATGCTAATGTAACTATTGATGCTAAGGGTAACTATCACATCGAAGATGCTTCTGCCCCCAACACAAAGTATTATGATGAGCACTATGCATCTATGGTAGGCTTAGAGCCTATTGAGCTGATGCAGCTTGTGTTGTCTCCTGCTGAATTTATCGGCTTCCTCAAAGGCAACATCATCAAATACTCTATGAGAGCGGGTAAAAAGCAAGGTGAAGCAGCAGAAAAGGACATTACCAAAGCTAAACGCTATGCACAATGGCTGCGTAAAGTTAACCCTTTTGACACTCAATTTCTTATCAATCCAAAGGAGGACTAAAATTTGGTAAACATTAAATTCAAAAAGCTTGACCCTAAAGCCACACTCCCCCAAGCAATGACAGGTGGAGCTGCTGGTCTTGACTTGGTTTGTCTTAATCGCATTGCGGTGACACCGAACCGCTGGTCTTCAAAGGCAGCTATTGTTCGTACAGGCTTGGCTATGGAACTGCCTAGTGGCTATTATGCTGAGGTGGTCTTGCGCTCCTCTACAGGCAGAGACACAAAACTCAGACTTGCTAATCAGGTCGGTATTATTGATTCTGATTATCGTGGTGAAATCATGTTGTATGTGGAGAATTTAGGTGACCATCTTGAAATTATTGATGCTGGTCAAAGAATTGCGCAACTGTTGATTCACAAGATTGAAGAAGTGGTGATTGAAGAAGTCACTGAGGAGCTGTCTAAGACCGAAAGAGGTCTTGAAAGTGGCAGTACAGGTAAAGGCACTAAACCTGCTGTGAAGACAAGAAGAACCAAGGAGGTAGCTAAGGATGCCTAAATTTAAAGTAGGTGATAGAGTAAAGTGTATTGCAAAACATGATGGTAACCAGCATATTGTGGGACAAGAGGGCACTGTACGCTGGGTTGGAGATATTCCCGGTATAATTTCTGTAGAATTTGATAATGATGTACATGGACATGATTTACAATATCCTTATCGCTGTGCAGCTGGGCATGGATGGAATATCTCTTCTGAGAAGCTTGAACTTATCCCTAAACCTAAATCTGACCATAATACTAAAATTATCATTTACACCAAGGGTAATAAAACCCTCGCAAAGGTCATTGTAGGTAAACGCACTGTGGAAACTGAATGTGCGGTATGTTCCCCTGAGGATACCTTTTCTATCCTTACAGGTGCTCAGATTGTCCTTGCACGCCTTGCGCATAAAAATGACGCTAAACCTGTGCTCTCAAAAGCAGCACTTGACAAAGCTTTAAAGAATTTTGAAATTATTGAATAATAAAGGAGAATAACAAACATGGCAAAAAATGATTTTGCTCAAATCACAACCCCTGCTGGTGAGGCGGTGTACCCTAAGCTCCGCAGCACTGAAGTCTTTGATGGCGAGGATACCGGAAAGTATGTCTGCGGTATCAAATTGTCTAAAGCAGATACTGATAAGCTGATTCAACGTATCGAAAATGAATGGGAGATGGCTAAGAAGTCCCCCGACTTTGATGGCAAACGCTATGGTCGCAACTCTGCTCCTGCCCTTGGTTTCCATGAGGACAAAGATGGTGATATTGTCTTCAAAGCTAAGACTAACGCTGTTATCAAGACCAAAGCTGGTGATGTTATCGAAAAGACTATGGCTGTCTTTGATAAGAAGGGCAAACCTATGGATGAAGAGATGGAAGTAGGTAATGGCTCTACCATCCGTCTGTGTATGCTTCTGCGCCCCTTCTACGCTTCTGCTACTGTCTATGGTATCCAACTGCTTCTGAAAGCTGTTCAGGTACTGAATTACGTCGCTCCTGCTGCTGGTGCGGTATCTGCAGATGATTGTGGCTTTGATGTAGAAGAAGAATTTGATGAGGATAAAGTACCCTTTGCTGATGAGGGTGCAGACTTTTAAAGCCTATGGCTATTAAATTTAACCGCAGAGGTGGCTTTTCCACTCTCAACAAACCCTATCGTAGCGGTTTAGAAGACCGCCTTGCACAGCAACTCGAAAATGCCGGAGTACCTAAGGTATATGAAAAATACTCCATCGCCTATGAGATTCCTGCAACGAAGCATCACTATACCCCTGACTTCATCCTGCCTAATGGTATTATCATCGAAGCCAAGGGTATCTTTGAAGCTGCTGACCGCAAGAAGCATCTGCTTATCAGACAACAATATCCAAATTTAGACATACGCTTTGTATTCTCCAACGCTAAGACAAGAATCGGTACAGGAGCTAAGACTACTGTGGCTGAATGGTGTGAAAAACATGGATTCAAATACGCCAGCCGTGAGATTCCCTCTCGCTGGTTCAAAGAGACCATGAAGGACACCAATGGTCTTGTCCTGCGTGGAAAAGGTGAGCGTATTGTCACTCTTTAAATTCAAAGAGCGCACTAAGACCACACAGATATGTGTTGTCTTAAGAAACCTAAAGGGTAAGCGCAAACGTGAGCTGTTTAGGGAAGCTTACAGACAAGGTGAAGTTGACACAGGCTTTCACTTTATTGTCTTCAATAATGGTCTTTTTGAGACCGACAGAGAAATAAAGGCAGTTGCCGGATATAACCTGCCTGAATGTGAGACTTCTGTGTATGTCTTAGCTGATACGCTGGGACGCAAGAAAATATCCGATGCTCAGCAGTATGTGCTGAATGAGCTAAAGGTACAGTATGATGTGCCTATAAAATTTATTACTGACGAGGTGTAACTATGGAGACACATCAACCCTGCCCTGCTTGTGGCAGCCATGATGCCTTGACCATTTATGAAGATGGGCACAGTTATTGTTTCTCATGCAACACCTATTTTCGCAGCAGCAAGGAGGAGAAAAAATTGTCAAGTGGATTAAAGAAACAAGGTCTGATAGACCTACAGGACATGGTGGTCTCCCCCTTGCCTAAGCGAAAACTGACAAAACAGACCTGTGCTAAGTATGGCTACTTTACCTCTAAGGTGCATGGTCAGCCTGTGCAGGTGGCTTGTTACTATGATGATGACAATAAACTCTTAGGACAGAAAATCAGATATGCTGATAAGACCTTTGAAGCTAGAGGTTCTTTCAGCGAGCGATTCTTTGGGCAACATCTGTTCCAAGGTGGCGGTAAGAAGCTGGTAGTGACCGAGGGTGAGATTGATTGTCTTACAGTCTCTCAGGTACAGGGTAACAAATATCCTGTTGTGAGTATTCCTACAGGTGCTGCTAGTGCTGCTAAGGTCTTCAGAGCTAACTTTAATTGGCTAGAGAGCTTTGAGGAAGTTATTGTCATGTTTGATATGGATGATGCCGGACGTAAAGCTGTAAAGGCTGTTAGTGGTATCCTGTCCCCTAACAAACTTAAGATAGCATGGCTACCTTGCAAAGACCCTAATGAGTGTTTGCAGGAAGGCAAGGCTGATGCTGTTGTCAAAGCTGTTTGGGAAGCGAAGACATACACCCCTGCTGACATCATCAAAGGTGCTGACCTGTGGGAGGTATTGTCTAAGCATGAGGAATCGCTGAACTACCCCTTGCCTTGGGACATCCCACTGCAAAACATGACTGATGGGTTACGAAAAGGTGAGCTTGTTGTCATCACAGCAGGTACAGGTATAGGCAAAACTACGTTCGTTAGACAACTAGCCTATCATCTAGGTACTGAATGTTACTGTAAAGTAGGTATGCTGATGCTTGAAGAAAATGTCAAGCACACCGCCAATGGTCTTGTGTGCCTTAAGTTAGGAAAACCTGCCCATAGACCTATCATTGACAGTGAGTACAAGAAAGCCTTTGAAGACATCATGGATAATTTTGTCTTCTATAATCACTTCGGCTCTCTCGAATGTGAAGACCTCTTGCAGACCATCCGTTACATGGTGACAGGTGAGCAGGTGGACTTTGTTGTCTTAGACCACATTTCCATTGCTATCAGCGGTCTTGACATTGAAAATGAGCGTAAGGCTACCGATGTACTTATGACGAAACTTCGTTCGCTCGTAGAAGAAACAGGTGTAGGCATGTTGGTTGTCTCTCACCTGCGCAGAACTGATGGCACTCCTGCTGAAGAAGGTGGAGCACTTTCCCTCTCACATCTGCGTGGTTCACAAGCTATCTCACAGCTTTCTGATGCTGTGTGGGGTCTTGAAAGAAACCAGCAGGATGAGGGCATGAAGAAGAACCTTGTGCGTGTCAGGGTGTTGAAGAACAGATATAGCGGTGATACAGGTATCGCCGGATACCTTGCATATGACAAGGAACATAATATCTTAAATGCTGTAAAGGACTTATCAGAGTACGAAGTACCTGCATGTCCTTTTGATACTGATGAAACAGAGAAAGGAGATTTTTAGATGTTTGAAATCTTAGAAAAGCTTATTGATTGGTGTACTTCCCTGCTGTCTTGGTTGTCTCGTAAGCAGGTTGAAGCTGCTAAGGCTCGCATCAAGAACTGCAATAGTATGATTCATAGTGCTAACAAAGCTAAGATGGCATATTTGCAGAAGCATGAGAAGACAATCAATGCTCTTGAAAATGAGCGTGAGCGTATGGAATACTTCTTGTCACAAGATGCTGTGGAGCTGTAAGCTATGCTCTACTTTGATATTGAAACCGATGGTCTGCTAGATAATGTCACTAAGGGGCATTGTCTAGTAATCATCGACGAACAGAACAACATCTCAGCTTACAGACCTGATGATTTTAAAAGAGGAGCTATGCAATTAATCGCTGCTCTGAGGGATGGAGAAAGCATTTGTGGACACAACATCATCAACTATGACTGTGCTGTGTTAGCTAAACTCTATCCTGAGTTCTGCATTAAGCGAGAATGGAGACCACAAGTCTTAGATACCCTTGTACTTGCACGTCTTATCTGTGGCAACATAGAAGATACTGACCATGCTAGAGTACGTAATGGTACACTCCCTGCTAAGCTGCTTGGTAGGCAGTCTTTAAAGGCATGGGGTTATCGCCTTGGGGAACTTAAAGGTACGTATGGTGAACAGGAGGATGCATGGGATTCTTTCAGTGAAGAAATGCTCTCCTATTGTGTGCAGGATGTCACTGTCACAAAGAAGCTCTATACATACCTTATGAAGATTGGAGCACCTGCTAAGGCTATAGAGCTGGAGCATCAAGCACAATGGCTGATGTCTAAGCAGGAGCGAAATGGTTTTGTCTTTGACTTAGAAAAGGCAGAAAAGCTGAGGGAAACCTTAGAGGTGCGTTATGCTGTGTTGTCTTCTCAGCTTGTGGCGATTGTGCCACAGATACCTGATAAAGTCTTTGTACCTAAAAGAGACAACAAACGCTTAGGCTATAAAAAAGGTGTACCTATTCAAAGATATAAAGATTTTAATCCTAGCAGCAGACAACAGGTAGCATGGGTGCTGGAGCATCAATTTAATTACCTGCCGGAAAATGAAGACTGCTATGAGGATGAGCGTCTGAAGATTGATGGTGATACCTTTAAGTTCATTAAGGGTGACGAAAATGCCCCACAGAAACTGAGAGACTTAGCTGCTGTCTTTGAAGAATATCTTATGGTAGCTAAGCGTCTTGGACAGCTTGCTACAGGTAACCAAGCGTGGCTGAAGCATGTTAAGGCTGATGGTAGAATCCATGGCAGCGTAAACCCTTGTGGTACTGTAACAGGACGTGCTACCCATGCGAATCCTAATGTTGCCCAAGTCCCCCACGTTGGTAGTCCTTATGGTCAAGAGTGCAGGGAATTGTTTAGAGCACCTGAGGGTTGGTTTGAGGTAGGTGTAGATGCCTGTGGCTTGGAGCTTAGGTGTCTCGCACACTATCTTTATCCTTATGATAAAGGTGCTTATGCCCATGTTATCTTGAATGGAGATATTCATACATTGAATCAACAGGCTGCTGGGTTACCCACGAGAAACGCAGCTAAGACATTTATATATGCGTTCTTGTATGGTGCTGGTGACAAAGCTATCGGTAAACAGCTTGGTGGTGACGAAAAGGTTGGTAAGCAGGTAAAGAATAAATTCCTGAAGGCTACCCCTGCTATCAAGATGCTGCGTGAAGCTGTCAAGAATACACTCGTGGTTGAGTACCACGGAAAAATTAAAGAATGGAAACGCAAATATTTAAGAGGGTTGGATGGCAGACATCTCCATGTGAGAAGTCTACATTCAGCTCTCAATTTACTTTTACAATCCTGTGGTGCACTGATATGTAAAAAATGGATATGCCTATGGGAAGAAAACATGATTAAAGCTGGCTATGACCATGGAAAAGATTTTCAATTCATGGCATGGGTGCATGACGAGGGACAATTATCTTGTAGAACTAGACAAATAGCAGAGGAAGCTGTGAGAATTGCCCAAGAATCTATGAGACAGACACAAGAATATTATGGAATCAGATGCCAATTAGATACCGAGGGAAAGATTGGTAGGAATTGGTTTGATTGTCACTAGGAGGTGTAAGAATGTTTAACATCCCTACTCTACTCTTAGTCATCTGCACCGCCTACACCCCTGCCTTTGACGAATGTGGCAAGACAGATGGCATCACCGCCAGCGGACACCCTGCTATCCAAGGGGTGACTGTGGCGTGTGATGGCTTGCCGTTAGGTACTGAAGTTGTCATAGATGGGCACAGCTACATCGTTCAGGACAGGTTCGGTGGTGATTATGGTAAGACAAAAATTGATATTTTTATGAATACTAAAGCAGAAGCCTTTAGGTTCGGAAGACAAACAAAAATTGTGGAGGTAAAGCCTTATGTCGAAACAAAAGCAACCTTTTGTACCAAAGATTGGTCAGAAGGTTTATATCAAACGTCAGAACTCCTTAGGAGAGCCTATTTATTTTGAAGGCATAGTAACTCGCATCCGTGTGGAAGTTAAGTGTAAGCAAGGTGGCTTCAGGACTGTCGCTTCTCCACACACCTTAGAGACCAAAGCAAAAGGACTTGTAGCAGGAGGTGACCTGTTTTGATGGTAAGTGCTAAGCTTATTTCTATCACCCCCAACTACATGGATGTTCTGAAGACTGCCTGTAGTCAACCTTATGGCAAGGATGTTACTGAGCAGTCCATCAAGAAAATTATTGAGAGCGGACATCTTAGTGTCTTGGAGCACTGCTATGCTTCCTTTTTGGTGACCTGTTCTGTGCGTGTTTTAGGACAACTCACGAGACACCGCCACCTCAGCTTCACCTGTAAGTCTGCTAGAGGTAGTGTCTTTGATACCTGCATTATCCCTGATGGTATGTATGATTTTGCTAGAAGGCATGGTGTACCTAAAGAAGTTGTTGATTCCATGATTGATAAGCATCCTATGTTGCATGCTTACAAAGAATGTATTACTGATGGTCTTGCAGAACAGGATGCTGCCTACTTCCTGCCCCAAGGTGTTGAGACATCCTTGGTAGTGACAGGCAATTTTAGGGCATGGTATGAATACATTCCTAAGCGTATATGTAAACGTGCAATGCCGGAGCATAGAGAGTTGGCTATGGCTATTCAGAAATGCTTGGCTGATGCTGTACCTGAAGTCTTTGAAAGAAACTTTATGAACTGTTAGAATTGTACAGAGAGGAGCTGTGATTTCAAATGATAATGCAGCTGGGAAAATGCTTTATGTATGCTCTTATCCTTCTTATCTTCTTTATCCTTTTCTACAGTCTTTTTGTGGGTGGCGTACTTGCTATGCTTCACCTGTTGATGGAGGTATTTAATCTTGGCTTCTAAACCTTTACATCTGCTCTTTGATGCTGACATGATTGTCTTTCGCACATGTGCAGCAGCAGAGCAGGAAATTAATTGGTATGGTGACCTGTGGACATTACATTCTGACTTAGCAGAAGTAAAAGATGCTATTGACACAATGGTTGTCAGCATCACTGATAAAGTCCTGCGTCACATGGAGCACGAGGGAGCTTATAACATTACCATGTGCTTCTCCAGCTACCCTTACTTTCGCTCTAAAGTCTATCCTCCCTATAAGCTCAATCGTGTAGCCAAAAGAAAACCTCTTGCCTACCATTCTGCTGTTGAGTGGGTAAAGAAAGTCTATAATGTGTTGTCTATCCCGAATCTTGAAGCGGATGACCTCTTAGGTATCTATGGTACAATGCCTGATATATCTGCTGTTATTATCAGTGGTGACAAGGATATGCGGTCTATCCCCTGTCCTTTCTATAACTTCATTCAGGATACATTCCATAAGACAACACAAGAAGAAGCTGATTATCAGTTCTTATATCAAACACTTGTCGGTGATGCTACTGATAACTACAAAGGCTGTCCTAAGATTGGTGAGGTTGGTGCAAAGAAAATTCTTGACAAAGAGTGCTCATGGGATGCCGTGGTGGCTGCCTATGAAAAAGCTGGTTTGTCTGAGGAAGAAGCACTGACACAGGCAAGGGTTGCTCGTATTCTTAGATATGAGGATGTTGATGCAGACCTTAAGCCTATCCTTTGGACACCCAAAGGGTCACAAAAGAGACAATAAAGTAAAGGGGCATATAAGCGACAATGAATATTAATATTTTAACTAATAAAGGGGATGATGGAGAAAAACTACCATATGTAAACCCTATGATTTATGAACATTTAGAGAAAGCCTACAGTCTTGGTAGCCTTATGACACACAATGCCAAAAACAATGACGAGTTAATTGGATATATTAGGGGCGTTATGGATGTGCTGGGGCATATCAAGGCTATGGCTAACCTAAATGATGATGAGGAGTGATAAGATGTGCTGGAAAATTAAGACACCCAGCGTAAACACTGACGTATCTGCATCCTCCTTAGTACCGGAAACCAATGCAAAAGACCCTGATAGTCCTGAGTATGGTGGTACTACTGATACCTTTAACAAGAAGAAAGGTAGACAACAACTGACGATTGCTCGCAATGGCGTATACAATCCCACACAGTTGTAGAGAGGAGGAACGATGTGTACTAAGAAACCAAAAGTAGAACAAGCTGCTCCTGCTGCTGCCCCTGTTGCAGCACCCTTGAAGATTGATAATGTTGCTGAGGATACCAAAAAGGAAAATCCGAACGCTAAGACCAAGGGTAAAAAGAAGCTTACCATCACTCAGATTGGTAGTGGTACAGGGGTGAATCTTTAATGGCAGAGACAGCAAAAGCTTTATATGAGCGATTGGCTATTGAGCGTGAAGTTTATATTGATAGAGCTGAGGATTGTGCAAAATATACAATCCCTTTTTTATTTCCTAAAAAAGAAGCTAATGGTACTACTAAATACCCTACGCCCTATCAAGCGGTAGGTGCAAGAGGTGTCAATAACCTCACGTCAAAGCTGGTATTAGCTCTGTTCCCCCCAAACACACCTTTCTTCAGACAAGACATCCGAGATGATGTCCTCAAATATTATGAGAGCAAACCCGAAGACAAACAAGAGATAGAGCAAGCATTAGTACAAAGAGAACAAACGGCTCAGAAATACTTTGAATCTTCGCAGATGCGTGTTTCCATGGAGGTGTGTCTGAAACAGCTTATTATAGCTGGCAATGCTTTACTGTTCTTCCCTCCTAAAGAGGGGGGCATTAAAGTCTATAAGCTGAATAGTTATGTAGTACAAAGAGACTTTGTGGGACACCCTATTCAGATGATTACCTGTGACAAACTTGCTATCAATACCCTGCCCTATGAAGTCTTAGGGCAACTAGATATTGATTTGTCTACCAAACGTGGTGATGAATTGGTTGAGGTCTATACACATATCACCTATTCATCCAAAGACAACAGATATTATAGTTACCAAGAGATTGAGGGTAAACAGATTGATGGCTATGAGCAGTCTTTCCCTGCTGATGTTTGTCCTTGGATTCCTGTCCGTCTCTTTAAGATGGATGGTGAACATTATAGTCGCTCATATGTTGAGGAATATATTGGTGACTTAAAGACCCTTGAAGGTCTCTCTAAAGCCATTGCAGAGATGTCTGCTATTGCTGCTTCTGTAATTTACCTTGTGCGCCCTAATGGCGTGACACAGCCTAGCAAGATTATGAAGACAAAAAATGGTGGCTTTGTAACAGGTAACAAGGAAGATGTTACTTGCCTGTCGCTGGACAAGACACAAGATATGCAGATTGCTAAGATGACTGCTGATGCTATTGAAAGCAGGTTGTCTTATGCCTTCATGCTAAATTCTGCTGTCCAGCGTAGTGGCGAACGTGTGACTGCTGAGGAAATTCGTTATGTGGCTAATGAGCTTGAGGATACCCTTGGGGGTATCTATTCTATCTTGTCACAAGAATTGCAACTACCCTTAGCTAACACACTTTTGAACATCCTTTCCAAAAAAGGTGAAATTGCTGATGTCCCCAAAGATATTGTGTCTCTTGCCGTAACTACCGGCATGGAAGCTATTGGACGTGGACATGACCAACAGAAGCTTACTGTCTTTATCCAAGGCATTGCTCAGATTCCTGATGCAGCATCTGTTGTGAATTGGGAAGGCGTTGCTCGTGCTTGGGCAAATAGCTGTAATCTTGATACCACAGGTCTGATTAAGTCTGCGGAACAGATTCAGCAGGAACAACAACAAGCACAAATGATGGCAATGGCACAGGCTGCTATACCTAATGCAACCAAAGGTGCTATGGATGCCATGAATCAGCAGACACAGGGAGGTAGTGAAGATAATGGCTGATACTGAAAATCAAAACACACAGGTCAATGAAGAACCCAAGGAAACACAGGTAGATATTACTGATACTACTATTGTTTCTAATGGTGAAGTTATTGATACTGATAACACTGAAGGTGGCAAAGTTGAAGAAGAAACCACCACTGATGAAAAAGACACCAAAGAAGAAGACAAACCTGCTGAGGAGCAGGAAGAGTACCAAAAAGCTAAAGGTGAGATTGAATCTGCCAAGACTGAACTTGAAGGTAAGGGTATCGACTATGCTGCCTTAGAAGCTGAATACAATGAGAAAGGTGAGTTGTCTAAAGACAGCTATAAGCTGTTAGAAGAAAAAGGCTACCCTAAGGCTCTTGTAGAAGCAGCTCTCGCAGGTTGGCAAGCTAAGGCTGATGCTTTTGCTAACAAGATTATTGAGGATGCAGGTGGTATCAATGAATACAAACGCATCCAAAAATTTGTACAGTCACAAGGCGCAGGAGCAGTCAATGCTTTCAATGCCATTGTAAACAAAGATGATTTGTCTGTTGTGTCTGCTTACATTGCAGGTGTAAAGGCACAGATGGTAGCGCAGCATGGCACTGCTAACCCTACTTTAGGTGGTAGTGGTAACGGGGGTAAATCTAAAGGCTATACTGATGCTAATGAGATGATTAAAGCTATGAGTGACCCACGCTATGGCAAAGACCCCAACTATATGCAGGAAGTAGAGCGTAAAGTCGCTGCTTCTAAATTCTTTGGTTAAGACACAAACGTCAATCCCCTCCCATAAGCGGAGGGTTATTTTTTTTTATTCAAAATTATTAAAGGAGTGATTTAATGGCTGATATGATTATTGCCAACCCCGGTCTTGCACAATCTGATAAAGGCAAAGACCGATTAGGTTTATTTCTGAAAATGTTTACCGGTGAAGTTCTCACCGCTTTCTCTCAATCCACTATTACCGGTGGTCGCTTTTCTGAGCGCACTATCGAGCATGGTAAATCTGCTATCTTTCCGATTGTAGGTCGAGCAAAAGCTAAATACCTGAAAGCAGGTAAGAACTTGGATGACCTGCGTACCTCCATTGAACACAATGAGCGTACTATTGTGCTGGATGGTCTGCTGACCTCTGACTGCATGATTTTTGACCTTGACGAAGCTATGAACCACTTTGAGCTGCGTTCTAAGTATTCCAAGGAAATGGGTGAAGCATTGGCTGTTGCTCAGGACTGTGCTATCTTGGCTGAAGTAGCTAAGATGATTGTAGAAGACAAAGAGAACCTGCCTACCAATGCTACTACTGGTGTCAAAGGCACTGGCAAGGGTCTGATTGTTACCGAGACTGTGGCAACCGCTGACTATGGCGAAACTGAAGCTATGGGTGTAGCTATCTTTAAGGAACTGCTGAAAATCAAGACCAAAATGTCTGAGAATAATGTTCCGCTGGCAGGTCGCAACTGCTACATCAAACCGATGGCACTCAACGCACTCATTGCCAACAAGGACATTATCAACAAACTGTATGGTGCTTCTATGACCATTGAGGGTAACAACCCCCCGAAACTGATTGGTTTCGATTTGATTGAAGCTCCTCTGCTGACTGAGGGTGGCGTAGATAATGAGAATGTTATGCAGGGTGATGGTCATGTGTTCCCTACTACCTACAAAGACACCTGCCAATTCATTGTGGCACATCCATCTTCTGCGGGTATCCTGACCCTCAAAGGTCTTGGCATGGAACATGCTCGCCGTCCTGAATACCAGGCAGACCAAATTATTGCTAAGTATGCAAAAGGTTTTGGTGGTCTGCGTCCTGAAGCTGCCTTCATGGGTGTTGTAACTCAGGCTTAATTTTAAATTACTAACCCTAGGGGATGGCGTATGCTGTCCCCTATTTTTTCTAAAAATGAAAGGAGATACCAATGCAACTAACAGCATTAACTGAACTTGATGCAGTCAATAGTATCATTGGTACTATTGGTGAAGCTCCTATTAACAGTCTTGAAGAACTGACAGATGTGGATGCTATCAATGCCCTTCGTATCCTGCGGAATATCAGCAGACAAGAGCAGTCCCGAGGATGGACTTTTAACAAAACACCCCACTTCACCCTTAACACGGATGTAGACACAAAGAAGATTCCATGGAACAGTAACTACTTGTATCTTAAGGATAACCATGGTGTCAAGCTCGTGCGACAGGGTGACTATGTGAAAGACCTGTTCAAAGACACCCTAATCTTTGAACACCCTCTTGATGTAGAGATGGTGCTTTATCTTGACTTTGAAAACTTACCGGAGCAGATGAGAAACTACATCTTAGCTAAGGCATGTTTTGTCTTCCAAAGCTCCTACTTTGGTGATGATAGTCTGACCAAGATTACCCAGCAGGAGATTGCTGAAGCGTGGCAGCACCTCATGGAATTTGAGGTAGACAATAATAACTTTTCTATGCTGGAACATACCTATGTTCATGAGCTGAGATTGAGGTGAGATTATGGGATTGATTAACCAAGACATAAAAAACCTTGTTAGTGGTGTGTCTCAGCAACCCCCTATTCTCAGACATCCTGAACAGCTAGAGGAACAGTTGAATGGTTATTCTAGTGAAGCAGGTGGCTTACAGAAGAGACCCCCTAGTATTCTAGTATCTAACTTAGGACGTAAAATAAATGATTCTGCTAAACCTTTGGTACATTTTATTGACAGAGATATAAATGAGAAGTATATTGTCTTGTTCACAGGTAGTGATATTGAAATTTATGACATGCAAGGCAACAGGAAGACTGTGAACTTTGCTAGTGGTACTAAACCTTATATCTATACACAGTTGCCACGATATAACTTGAAGCCTATCACGATTGCGGATTATACCTTTATCTGCAATACTTTGCAAAAGACAAAGATGGCTGATACTATTGATAACAATAGTTGGGATGCCCAAGGTCTCCTTGTTAACATCAAAAGTGGTCAGTACGGCAGGACGTATCGTATTGATGTAAATGGCACAACTATCGCAAGCCATGAGACCCCTGATGGTTCAGATAAAAGCCACACAAAACTGATTACCACAGACTACATTGCACAACAATTAGCCACCAAAGCAAAAGACAATGGGTTTGCGGTTACCACAGGTTCTTCATGGTTATATCTGAAGAAGACAGCCTTTAAAACTGTGACAGGTGAGACAGTTTATTTACAACCCACCACATCTCCTGTACAACAAGAAGACCGCTTTAAAGGATTAGCTTTTACAGGGCATTTTCATACTTGGAGTGCCTTTCCAACTGTTATAACTCGTAATGGTTATACTATAACAGTCAAATTCCCTACTGAAGAAAATCTACGTGCTAATTCAAATGAGAGTTTTGATAGTGATTATGCTGCTTATGAAAAGATGGTGTCAGAAATCACACGCTGTCAGAATGATAAATGGGAAGTAACCAATGAAGTGATAACACAACAGGCTAATGGTTTAAAGTTATATAGTACGATGAATGTCTATACACTCACATGGACTGTATCTACCTCTATTCCTAGTAATTCAAAAGCTTATTCTTTGATTGATTCCGCTACTGTCTATGATGGCTATAATAATCAAGCAGCTTTCGGTATTCTAAAGTTTGTTCAGAAATTTTCTAATCTACCCGTCAATGCTCCTGATGGTTTTACTGTTAAAATCACCGGCGAAGAAGGTAGCAGTACAGATGATTATTATGTCTCTTATGTGGCAGAAGACCAAGTATGGCGTGAATGTGCAAGACCATCAATGAAGAATCATATTGATAATACTACGATGCCCCACGTTTTAGTACGTGAAGCAGATGGTACTTTTACTTTCAAATGTGCTGATTGGTCTGTGCGTGATGTAGGAGATGAAGATAGTAACCCTGAACCTTCCTTCATTGGTGGGACAATAAATGATGTCTTCTATCATCGTAACCGCTTAGGCTTTCTTAGTGGTGAAAACATTATCCTTACTCGCTCTGCTGACTTCTTTAACTTTTGGATGACAAGTGCAACCAAAGTGCAGGACACAGACCCTATCGACTTAGCAGTCTCTGATAATACCATTAGCACACTGTATAATGCTGTCACGTTTGATACTGACCTTATCTTGTTTAGTCAAGAAGCACAATTCATGCTCTCTGCTGATGGTGTCTTGACACCTACAAGTGCTAATCTGTCCCCGGCAGTTACCCACTATGAAGCTAGTCTTAAGGCTAAGCCTGTTAACGCAGGACGCAATGTGTACTTTGTAGCTGAAAGAGCTAAGTATACCACTGTGCGTGAGTTCTTCACCGCAGCAGACAACACAGATGCTAAGGATGTTCAAGACATAACATCCCACGTTCCTAACTATATTCCTAATGGTGTGTATAAAATCATTCCATCTACTGTTGAGAATGTTATGCTTTATCTCACTGAAGGTGATGAGACATCAATATATGTCTATAAGTACCTCTTCATTGATAGCCAGCGTGTACAGGCTGCATGGTCTAAGTGGGATATGCAGGGTGTTGTCTATGGAGGGCAATTCATTGACAACTATCTCTATCTGATAGTTGAGCGTAATGGCTATTACTGTTTGGAGAAAATCTCTTTTACTATTAATACCACTGACTTCGATAGCGAAGCCTATCGTATCTTATTGGATTGCAAACATTCCTATCAGATTCCTGCTGATTGCTACGATTCACTTAACGATGAAACTACAGTGAGTGTAAGTGATATTTTTGGTGATATATATGAGCAGGATAGACAATACAGTGCTGTTGCTCCTGATGGTACATATACTAAGGCTAAAGAAGGTAAGCTGGTCTTTATTGGTGACTATTCTAACCAAGTATTGACTGTAGGTATCAATTATAATTTTAAGATTGTTATGTCAACTATTATGGTTAAGCAGTCTGACAACGGAAGCACTCAGGCTCTTATTGAGGGCAGATTGCAACTGCGTCAGATGTGGTTTAACTATGCTGACAGTGGATACTTCAAAGTAACTGTGGATATTAAAGACAAACAAGCCTATATCTATGAGTATACCTCTAGGCTCTTAGGTACTCGTTTTAATATCTTAGGTGCAATGCCCTTTACCACAGGTTCTTTTAAGTTCCCTATCCAAGCCAAAAACGAGAATGTAAACATTTGTTTGGAAACAGACACCCCACTCCCTGTATCTCTTGTGGGTGCAGGTTGGATTGGAAACTACCAAAGGAGGACAAGACTATTTTAAAAGTATCTAAATTAAACATTGCACAGCTCTGTGACTTTAGAGAAAACATGCGTGAGGAAGACAGGCTGGAATGGTATTATGCTTCAGGCACATCCTTTGGTCTCACTGAAGTGCAGGAGCTATTCAATGCTTTGTGTCTTTATGATGATGAGACACACAGGGTATATGCCATTGGTGGTCTAGAAGATTCGTCCTTGATATGGGTTGTCTGCACTAAAGAGGTAGATGCGCACCCTATTAAGTTCCTGCGCTTCTGCAAGCCTTTCTTTAAGCAATGGGTGACAACACATTATGCTGTTTATAATTATGTATGGCTCAGAAATAAGCGACATGTACAATGGCTTAAATGGCTAGGAGCTGAATTTGGTGAATATAAATATATCAATGGCGAGCCTTTTCAGAAATTTACATTATATAAGGTAAAGGAGTGATGTCTTATGTGCAGTCCTATGGTGGCTGCTGGTATCAGTACAGGCTTGCAAGTAGCAGGTGACTACATGGGACAACGTGCGCAAGCTAAGGCAGCACAGGCTACCATGAACGCACAGGCTAAGGCAGCTATTACTGAAATGAATTGGAATATCATGGACTTAGAACAGCAACGTACAGATGCCTTTGACCAAGCTGTCGCAGAAATCAGCAACACTAGGTTGAACTCTATGCAGCTCAATAGTGGTGTAAAGGCAGCTGTGAATGAGACCATGAGCGGACGTACAGCTAACCTCATTGTACGTGCTGCTGAAGGTGATACTGCTCGTGCAGTGTCCTCTATCCAAGACAACTATCAACGTAAATCTAATGAGGTTGACCTGAATCGTGAGCGACAGGTAAAATCTACTCACGAATTTTTAGAGAACCTTAATGCTTCTGCACCTAAGATGCCCAGCAGATTCACTAACTTTTTGTCTTCTGCTGCCACAGGTTTGAATAATTATACACAAGCTAAGAATATTATGAATCAGCAGAAGATTACAGGGGGCATTGGAAAGACAGCCAAGACTGCTACTAAGACATGGGTAGGCAACGCTCCACGTAGCGTCCATGAGAAGCTAGGTATTGGCAATGGTATTTATAGGAGGTAAGAAGATTGAGTAAAGAAGTACAGGCAGCGGTAGGTACTCAACGGCAATTTGCAAAACAACCGGAGATGCCCTATGCGCTGTCCTTAAATAAATTCAATGCATCTGCTGGTATCTCACAGCGTACAGATTTAGATGCACAACGCTTAGCATCGTCTTTAGGTCTCCTTGGTAAGAATATCATGGAGGAGCGTATTGCGGATGAGAAGCGTACCCAAGACCAAGCAGTATTGGTCAACGCAGACAAACTCCTTGCAGGTAAGACACAAGAAGACCTGAAGAAGTTTGACCGCATGGCAGCTTTGCAGAACTCTAGTGATGAATTTGACTTGACAGATAACCGCTATGCTATGGCTGTTCTTGAAAAAGGTATTGGTAAAATGGCAAGCCAATATGCCAAAGAGCAATGGGCAAATGACCCTGCTTCTGAAAAGCCTAAAAGTGTTTCTGAAGCTGTTAGTCTTTTCAATAAGTAACTGCAGGAGAACAGAGCTAACTTTAGTGATGATGGCATCTCTAATAAAGTAGCCTTTGACCAAGGCTATTATGAGGGTGCTGTTCAAGACACAATAAAAATAGCGAATGAAGCTGACAAGAGAATCAATGATGATAAGCGTCAGAAGATGGTCATGTTAGGTTCTAGTGAGTTTCAAGACCTTGTGTATAGTGGAGCTAAGGGTGAAGACTTCCTCACTCGTGGTAATGAAGCATTACGCAAGGTGCAGTTAGGTACTAGGGATAGAGATGGTTTCATTAAAGCTGTTGCTCCTCTTGCTCAGATGATTGCTGACCAAGATTTTGATACAGCAAGATTAGATGCCTTAGGTGACTATCAGTACGAAGATGGTTTGTCTTTGAAACAGATGGTTAACCTCTATCCTTCCTATACCAAGATTGCAGATAATTTTAACCTGAGAGTTACTGATGATATTGTGTCTAAGTGTACACGCCCTGATGGTACTATTGACCTTTCAAAAGCTGAAGCATTGTTGTCTAAGTTACCTGCGGAAACTACAAATGCTGATGGTATTCCCGAAGCTAACCTGCCTATCTCGCAGGGAGACAACCCCGACTTAGCAGACCTGTCACCCACTATGAAAAGTGTGTTACCTATGGTTGGTGGTGCTATCTATCAGTTAGGTTTTAAGGATGCACAGATTACTAGTGGCTACCGCACGGCAGAGCATAATGCATCTGTGGGTGGTGTACCCAACTCAGAGCATACCCAAGGCAATGCTGTGGATATTTACTTAGGTGACAATGTGGACGAAGCACAGGCAAATAAAGCATTGTCTTATTTTAAGCAATACTTTGGTGAGGTCTTATTCCATGATGCTGGCACAGGTAGACATCTGCACCTTGCTGATTACCATGGTGGCATGAAAGCTGCTAATCCTAAAGAGCAGTCTGCTGCTGCCTATAACCCCCAGCGTGTCAATAAGATACGTCAGGCTATCTATGCTAAACAGGCACAGGCTCAGCGTGTTAAGGCTCAACGTGATGCTGAGGAAAGAGACAGAATCAATATGGCTCTTTTGCAGACCAATGACCCCAACGAGCAACTACAGATTATTAATAGCTCTAACTTGCCAGCAGCAACTAAGGCTACTATGGCTCGTACTATTACACGCCAAGCACGTCAGGCTGCTAAAGGCTATGGTAATGATGCAGAAGCTAAACATTTTTGGTCATATGAAAATGGCTATCAATATATTAAAGACACACAGACATATGCTGAATGGTACAAAGCTTATCAAGACCCTGATGTTGATGGTGATTCTGATGAGTATAAGGCTTTACAAAAGAGAGCTAATAGAGCCACAGCAAGACTTAATGCCTTGCTAGAGTTCAAAAAGAAACGTGGGTATATCCCTAGTGAGCAGGAGACAACACAGTCTACCTCTACATCAAACTATGACCCATCAAATGATATCCCTACTCTTTCAGATTATGACCAACAGATAGCTCAATTAAAAATCTTAGTCAATAGTAACCCCACTGATGATAGAGGTGTTCCTTTAGATGAAGACCAAATTCACCACAGAGTTGAGGTTCTTGCACAACAAGCAGGTCTTGATGTAAACAAAGTTTTACGTGATGTCTTTGGTGCTGAAGGTAATATAAATGATATGCTGGCAGATGCTAGAGGGGAATAGGAGGAATTATGGCTAAATTTGATATGTATGATGCATGGCATAAGATGGATGATGATTATGTCAGTGGTGTTGATTTACAAGCCAAAGGACAAGAACAGCTCTCTAATACCAAAGTTAACCCCTTGCATGATTTAGCAGAGAGTGTTACTGAATGGATTGGAGACATGGACAAAGCAGGTCAGAAGCTTGCTGTGGCTGCTGGTGAAGCCTATAAAACAGGTAATTTTGATGCTATTGATGATATGTCTTTACCTGACGTTGATGCACC